AAGATTCCTGAGATGGACAAGTATCTAGCTTCCAAGCTATACAGTGAGTACAGTTCTTATGGCGGTCAAGCGATTTCAGAAGTTTTAACTGTAGACAATGTCTTGGCCATTTTTGACCAAATGATGGAGGATATGGACGAAGCGGAAGTACCACAAGAAGGCCGTTTACTTTATGTCACTCCAGCTGTAAAAACATTACTAAAGAATGCTGAGAAGATTTCGCGTAGCCTAGAAATAAAAGGGGCCACTGCTGCTGATGTCAATCGAAACATTCGTTCTTTGGATGAGGTGACGATCGTTCCTGTTCCAACTTCCCGAATGAAAACAGCATACAACTTTACTAGCGGAGCTGTACCTGCTACTGGAGCTGGACAAATCAATATGGTTTTAGTCCATCCGACAGCAGTAATTACTCCGCAAAAATATGATTTCGTTGATCTTGCTGCACCATCTGCAACTACTGGAGGTAAATACTACTACTTCGAGCGTAAGTATTGGGATGTTTTTGTCTTCGAAAAGAAGGTACCAGGGATTAAATTTCACGTTACAGGAGCAGGGGCATAATCCCTAGCTTCTTTTAATTTAAGGAGGGAGCAATATGGCTCAAGTAACAGTTCGAAAGAATAATAAAGTGCTAAACATTGAGGATACAAGGTTAGACAGTTATCTGCTTCAAGGTTTTGATCAAATCGATAAGGATGGGAAAGTCGTTACTAAAGCAACTGGCGGCAAAGCCGTTTCCTTAGCTGAGTACAATAAGGTTGTTGAAGAGCGGGATGCTTTAAAGGGTACAGACTTAGCTCAAGAACTTGAAGCAGCAAAAAAGGAAATCAAAGCCTTAAAAACCGAAAATACCAAGTTGAAGAAGAACCTCGACGAACATAAAGGTGAGTAATCATGCCTTACGTTGATTATGGTTATTACACTGAATCATACAGGGGCGTTGCCATTGAAGAAGGACAGTTTAATAGCTTAGTAGTAAAAGCTTCAGATGCAATCGATATGGTAACGTCCGATGCCCTTCAGGGGATTGAATTATCTCAACAGCCTATCTTTTTACAAGAGAAGGTTAAGAAGGCAACTGCAGCACAGGTTGAATATATGGCAATGAACGGGGGGGAAACTGCTATGCATGGCGGTTCCCCCTCTTCTGTTAATGTCGGAAACTTTAGCTACTCAGAGAGTGAAGGCATGGGGAGTCAAAGGGTATCGCCAGCTGTAATGGATTATTTGAGACCTACAGGATTGCTCTATAGGGGCGTGAGTGTACGTGATTATTAAACCTATCCCCAAGCATTTGTTGCCTCATACAGTGGAATATGAGGAATATCAAGAGGGTGACGGCATTACGAAGGAGAGTGGTTTTCTTCCTGCCGTTACCCTCTCTTTTGTTAGGGTACAGTATCAATCAATTATTAAAAAGACCAATAACTCTGAGGATGAGCTATTTGACGCCATTCTTTTCTATGATGTTGTTAATTCTTCATCAAGTTCTGATTTTACCTTCACGAAAAAGTCCAAAATCACTCATAACGGAAAGACGATGGCTATTGAAAAGGTCAATCCGGTAGAAGCATTCAAACTCCATCATTATGAGATTGGAATGAAATAGATGCTTAGTTTTAGTAGCAAGGTAGACTTTAATAAAAGTAAGCTTAAAAGAAAGCAAGAACTCTCTAAGGAACAAGCTCAATTCGGACTTGATCAGCAGGTGTTGAAGGATAGTAATTTCTTTATCCCAAAACAAGAAGCGTATCTTGAAAAGTCCGGTATCCTTCACAGTCGACTAGGGCAAGGACATATTGAATGGAATACGCCCTATGGCCGAAGACTTTATTACAATCCCCAATACGATTTCAGTAAAGACGTGAATCCGAATGCTCAAGGCTTATGGTTTGAAGCGGCAAAAGCTCTTTATGGCGAAGAATGGGCTGAAATAGCGGGAGTCCCTTACAGTAAAATTTTTAATGGAAAGTAGGTGCGCTTATGGATGTGATTGCACAAATATCAACGTTCCTCACGAATACCCTGTCACTGAACGCGCCTATTTCGTCACCGGCTTTGAAAAGTGATTCTAGTTCAATAGCCATTCGTGAGACGCCTTCATCTATTGCCAACCGTTATATTGACTCAGGAAAAACATTAGGATTTCAATTTCAAATCCTTGTAAAGGACCCTAGTGTAATCAAGGCGAGGAACACTATTAACGCCATTTATAAAGCATTAGACGGACTGCCAAAAGGCTCAATAACGAGCGATGATGGCAGTTTTTTTATGACAAGTTGTGAGTGTACTACATCGCCCAACTGGGTTGAGACAAACGATCACAATGAACACATCTATACAGCTATCTTCAACGCTGATTTAGAACAAGGAGGGAACTAGATTATGTCATTTGAATTGATGAATGCGCATAAATTTTCGATTAATACAACGCCGGGTGCAACCCCTGGTACGTTAGCTCCTATTGCTAAAGGAATTACTGATGTGCAACCAAACAACAATGAACAACTATCCCAAGATAACTACATGGATGGGGACGGGTTTGGCGAGACAGATGTTATCGGAGCGCAACCTATTCTAACTTTTACCGGGCACCGGTTTTTTGGAGACCCAGCTCAGGATTATATTTTTAGCAAAACCCTCGATATAACGTCTCGCCGAACGAATTTTGAATGGACTGAGCCGGATGGAGGAAAAATTTCAGGAGATTGCACGATTGCAAATATCTCTGGACCGTCAGGAGCTGCAGGAGCAAAAGGGGAAATCTCCTTTGAAATTCACTTTAATAAGAAGCCGACATATACACCACCTGCAGGAGCGTAATAAGAGGATATATCCCTCTCAATATTAATTTAGGAGGCCGAATGATGAGGAAATTTGTATTTAATAAATCGTATGAAGAAATCGAGATTGCCGGAAAGCTTAAGAAGGTTAGCCTTAAAGATGATGATCGCAAGAAGTACAGTCAACAGTTGAAAAAATACGCAGCAATGGTAAATGAGGTGAACAAAGTTGATGCGGATAAGCTGGATATTGACGCCGCACTGAAGCTAGAAGAGGAGTTTAAAACCATTACCCTAGAGACACTGGATGTGTTATTTGGTGAAGGCTCTGGCCAGGAACTTTATCAAGATGCAGATGAACAGACCGAGGAGTTAATTCCGGTAGTATTTGCTGTTGCGGAGATTATCAGTGAGCGTCGACAAGAGAAAATGAGTAAATATACCAAGAAAAAAGTGAAGTAAAATGTTTACTCTCACTACAGAGTTTGATGACTCCTTTGAGTTAAAAGAAAAGGTCTACCATATAGATATGGCCTTTGATAATATTCTTTTGCTCTTTGAATTGTTTGACGATGAAGAAATTGAGGAGTTTGACAAGGTGTTTGTTGCGCTCCGATTGCTCATAAATGAGTATGATGAGCTCGAACTAGAAACCTTTGAGGAAACCTACGAACTGTTTAAATATGTTTTACATGAGTTTATTGGTATTGATCTAGACGCGATAACAGAAGATGGCGAAACCCAGGTGAAAATGTATGACTATCAAAAGGACGCGGAGTTAATCTATGCGTCTTTTTTTGCTGTCTATAAATTGGATCTCTTTGAGGTGAAAGGAAAGCTCCACTGGAAGAAGTTTTTAGCATTGCTTACCCATCTGGACGACAACTCGCCATTGAAACAGGTTATCGGGTATCGGGTAATGAAGGTTCCATCCGAAAAGGAAGCTTCTAAAGAATACAGGCAACATGTGATAAAGATGAAACAATTGTACTCACTTAATGATGGTCCGAAAGATGTAACAAGCGTGTTTGATACGTTAGCCAGCTCCTTTAAATCAGGAAGGAGTGATGGATAATGGCTGATGGGAAAGTAGTAATTAACTCCAAGATTGACGATTCAGGAATAACAAGAGGTTTAAGGGCCATCCAAACTAAATTAAGTGGCCTTAATGCAAACTTACTTAAGACCTCAGCGATTGGGTCCGCAGTCTCTTTAGCACCGTCTTTGGTACCGATGATTGCATCAGCAACGGCTGCTACCCTAGCCCTAAGTTCTTCATTTGCTGCAGCTGGTGTTGGCGCCGTTGCATTTGGCGCAGTAGCTGTTGGCGTATTAGGCCAGGTATTTGAAGCAGCTGACCAAGTGGCACAACTCGAAGAAAAAATAGCCAATGCTGATACAGCAAAAGAACGAATCGCGGCGCAAAAAGAACTAGCCGCCTTATATGCCGATATGAGCAAAGCACAGAAGAATGCTTTACAAGACCTTCAGAGTTTCAAATCCTTTTGGTCGGATTTCATCAAAC